TCGATCGCGGCAAGCGTGGCGGTCAGCTCCGCGGCGTGCGGCACCGCCCAGATATTGCACAGGGCGGACAGAAAGACGATGACCGGCGCCCCGATCAGGGCGACCAGCTTGATTGCGTCATACATACGATTGCTCATAATTCCCCTCCTTCGCCCGGAGTCTCGGGCATTTTGAGAATCTTAGAATAAAGTTCCGTGGCGACATCGTTGCCGCCGAGGTCATGATAGCTGACATACACCCGCTTGATGGATTCTTTGGCGTATATCGGACAATAGCCCTTGTCAGAATAGCGATTGTAGCCGTTGACGATGCTCTCACGGAGCAAGGCTTGTACTCCAGCGGCGATTGCTTCGTTGCGGTCATGCTCCTCGCGCAACTGCGCCCGAAGTCCCCGGAACAGCCACGAAAGCGTGGCGAGGACGGCTGTGAAAAGCCATTCGAGCCAGTGCGCTGAGATAAACGTGATAAGTGTTTCCATACCGTCCCCCCCCCCATAGAAAAAGGGAAGCGGTTACCCGCTCCCCAATGTTGATGGTTCCTCAGTTAAAGTGTCCTATTGCTTACTCGGCTTCTCTGATTTGGTATCAACCTTGAAGGTCATTTCTACCGACCACTTGTAGCCGTATTTTTTGGGATTGTCAAAGGTAATCTCTAATGTATCCGTCCCTTTTTCGGCACAAAAACCAAGTAGGTCGCCCATCGTGTGCAAAAATTCTTCTGAAAATTCGTATTTCATGGCAAGTGTCCTTTAAACGACTTTATGTTAAAGCGTTGACAGTTCCTTTGACCATTGCACAAAAGGCTTCTGCATTTACACCTATGGTTCCGTCACCATCTTTCCCATAGTTGCCTATGTTCCATGATGTTTCAAAAAGTGATCCTGATAAGCCTATTTTTTTTGCGTATGCCGTTGACTGCCCTCCGGATGCGTCAGTCCCGGTATAAGAATATATGGTGTTGCTTCCAACGATTCCCCGGTCTTTTATCCAGTGTTCTATAATATGTGCAATTCCGTCAAAATAACCTTTTTTTGCATTTATTGCGTACCCTGTAGAAATGCAAGTGGCAAAATAACAAATCTCATTACTATAAGCAGAATTGTGCCAGTCAATTTCAAGTAAGGCATCTACGTTGCTGTCCATCCATGCCTGTACAACTTTTGTCTCGCTCTGATCTGCCGGTTCTGCACCAGAATAATTCATTCCATCATCTGGTGTCAGTACCCAGTCAGCGTCAAAATTTCTATTTATATTGACACCATTTTCATTGACTCTGCTGTCATGATTAAATCCCCACGGACACACTACCGGGATGATTTTGAACACATAACCTTCTCGCAATGCAGACATTGACGGATTTTCGCAAAGTGCCTTGCAGAACAAATATAACCCATTAATAGAACTCCTTTCATGTCCGTGAACACCAGACATAATCAGAATAGTCGGTTTACTTGTTTCTGCATCTTGTACACGATTTCCACGCTTGGCATTATACCCACCCATAGAAAAGACATATTCATAGTTCGTAAAACTTCCACTGGTCAATGTGTTCTTTGTGACATAATTCTCATTTTCTGCCACCAGAGTATCATATAATCCAATAAGATTTGTGAAATTCGTTACCACAGGTAGCTTATCATCAGCAGAATAGTAAGCAGGTGAATTATAAACATTATAGAACGAAACTATGTCTGCTTTTATTTCACCAATCTCTTTGCCAACAGCATAGCTATCTGCCGGTATATTTTTATCATTCAGAAACGCATCAGTATAGGCGTAATAATAGAAATTTTCTGCGTCGTTTATAGTTACAGCTGTATTACTTGCATTACGAACCACTGCATATAAAGTATAAGTCTGAATCGGCTCAAGGTTTATCTCGTTAGCAGTCCAATCAACTCCTGTTTTTACAAACCCTGTGCCATTATACCAACCTAAATATGTTTCCCCATCCCATGCAAAGACCGCATATAAATATCCATTATTCACACCACTTTTTTTAGCGGTATATGGGATGTTTGCCAGCAATCTGTTTTGATAACCATCAATGACTCCGGTTCCCGGAACAATACCCTTGTTCTGCCAAAAATCATTTGGAATACTGAGAGTCTTGCTAATTACTGAATCAATATCTGTAATCTGCCTTTCTGCTTCGTTTACACGTTTAACAAGCAATACATTTCTGCATGCTTTAACAGTGTTGTTGTGGTCGTTTATAATAATGTAACTTGTATTTTCTGGAGCAACAGCAACAACATCAATACTCGCCCCAGAATCCGAAGTAGCCAAAACATTCAGAGTGCTGTCTACAAAACCGTATAACTTAGCGGCACTTCCATATTGCGTTCCACTAATTGTAAAAACATCACCAGCCTGACACGGAAAGTATCCGCATCTAAATGGATGTGATGCGGGTGACGGTTGTGGTGTTAAACTGATTGGGGATGAAGAAAACGAAATATACCCTTCCATGTTGGGAAGAAGCGGTTCATTCCCTGTACTGTCTCCTAAATGGCTCTTTAGCTGAGTGTCCTGCGTTCTGATCGCATCGCCCAGCGTCGGATAAACCGTACCGTCTGCGCCTACACGCGCGTTTTCGACCTCCGCCGCAGAAGGCGCGGATCCTTCCGGCGCCACAAGCTGATTGATCTGCGACTGCAAGGACGCGTCTGCGGTGGCCCGCGTTGATGCCTCGCTGTTGATATTGCTCTGAAGCGTATTGTCCGCCGCCTGACGCGCCGCCGCCTCTGTGTTGAGCTGGGTGCGGATGTCCGCAATCAGAGACTGTACCGTGCCGGTGTACTGCTGATAAAGCGGAGCATCTTCCTCAATGCCCTCAGAGTTCTCATCCATGGCAGCCAGGACGACAACACACTTGATCGGGATGGATGAAATGTGCTTTCCGCTCGCGTTGGTGACCACGATCTGAGCAATATAGACATCGGCCTTGTTGGTCATGGTGGCGGTAGTCTCAAACGCACAGATATTGCCGTCAACGGTGACGGCCACCGTGATAGGGGTGCCGTCCGTCCGGGTACCATCAAGGACAACGGAGTAATCGCTGAGATCGGCGTCGCAGATAAAGCCAATCGGGCGCCCGATGTCGTTTTGTGACATATAGATAACGGGCGGTACTCCCGAAGGCGTCATGCTGAGTCTTATGTACTGAGTTTCCATTTACTTAGTCCCCCTCAAAAGATATTTGACACGGTTGACCTGATGCTGAATTTCTGCCGGGGAGCATGCCCCCTCTGCCGGGCAGAGCGCCATTTTCCCGCAGGACGGATACAGAACGCACCCCTTGCAGTAGTTCCGGGATTTCGCCGCCCAGCGCGCCGTCACGGCCCTGTCCACGGCATTGCTGTAGATGGAGCCGTAATTTTCACCATACGGATGGTGCTCACACGGGCTGAGATGTCCGTCCGTGGTAATACAGGCGGTCTTTCGGTTCTCCGCCATACATGAGTAGCCGATACGCACCGCGGGGAAACTGATGCGACTCCCGCCATGCTCATGGATATATCTCTGGACGGTAAAGAGCCCGTCATAATCCTCCGCATCGCCGCCACTGTAAAGCATGGTGCAATACGGGTTGACACCCTTCCGCCCGCAGAAGGTCTCCGCGACCCTCATCGGCGCATCTGGCCCCTTGCCTGGATGGTAATGGATGCGGAGATTGACCCGGATCCCGAGCGCCGTGACGCGGTCGATGCTGTCACAGATGCGGTCATAAGCGCCGTCGGGGAGCCCCTTGATACGGTCATATTCCCTCCCGGTATCATCCACGGTAAACTGGATTTTGGACAGGTGCCACGCCCAGAGCTGTTCGTCTGTGATGCAGGGAAGCAGGTCGCCGTTGGTGAAGGCCTCGGAACTGTAATTCAGCCCCGCCGCATTCAGCCGCCCGGAAATGATGTCTATAGCATTGCTATTGCAAAGCGGTTCCCCGCCGAACCACCTGATTTTAATAGGTGCATCATGCCCGGAGTGTGTAAGGATATACTCGGCCACATCTTCCGTCGTCTTTTCCGTCATCGTCATGAGTCGCGTCCCGGCTTCGTAGCAATATTCGCAGTGAGCATTGCATGCCGTTGTCAGGAAAAGCACAAAGCGGTTTTTGATGGTCGCCCCCGGCCCGCCCGCGTTCTGGAGCCATCTCTGGCGGATGGAGTAAGCAAGCGCCGCCTCGTCCATTCCTTCTGGAACGCGGAACCATCGTGCAATCTGCGTGGCTTCGTTTGCGCCTCTCAGGGCCTCGCCGGTGAGTGAGTTATACATCGCATCGCCTTCCGTCACCACAAAGCGGCTGAGACGGTACTGGATGCCATCTTCACGGGTCTGCTGACCGATGGCGCGGATACAATATTCATTTGCCGGATTAATTGTTCCCATGCGCACCTCATGGTGTGTTCTGGCACTGGTCACCGGTACATCCGTCTCCAATGCAGTCACAGGTATCGCAAGTATCGCCAACGCAATCATCAGAATCATCACTGTCAGAGCAGTCGCCGGAGCAACTCCTTTCAAGCGCTGCAATACGGTTATCCAGCCATTTAATGGTTCTTGTTACATCCCAAAATGTACCGTCAGATCCCTCATAGTAGTCATCAAGCAGATATAATTTGCGAAATCCCGCGTCACCTGTGCTTCCGTTGATTCCCGCGTCATCGCCATTCGTAGCCGGGTTCTCAACGCTCCCGATCCAGTTGGTGCGGAGAATCTTGTTCCAGCAGTCGAAGCCGCTGAAACCTATCTCGACTTCATCACCATTGGAGACGACATAAAATTCGTCGTCCGTTGTGCCGATTTCCGAACCGAGGATTTTCGACCCTTCAATCGTGCCGCTAAATGTTCCGTCAGTCGCCGTGAGGTTCCCGTTGCTATCTACTTGGAACTTGCCACCGATGTCGATGGAGCCTGACTTGACCCAGATGCCGTCCTTGTCCCACCGGCCGATTTCCACGCCTTGATTGTCGAGGATGTGGAAAACACCGATTGAGTTATTGACGCCGCCGAGGGTGAGATGGCCATCAATCGTCCATGCCTGACGGAAAGGTCCGGAATACGAGTCACCGAAGCCGATGCCGTTCATATTTATTCGCAAGACCCGTGTAGCCGCTGCGATGTTGTCATTATTCAGCGCGAGGATTTCATTCGACCACCCGTCAGCATTGCGGTTCATGACGATATGGCCGCGGGTGCCAGCGTTCAGCACACCGGTCGCCCGGTCGATTTTCTGCGCAACCTGTGACATGGTCGCCGCCGCATCCACGGATGCGATGGTTTCCTCGATGGTGCCGGACAATGTGCTACGCACGTTTCCGACCTGGATGCTGTCATAGCGGTCAGCGAGAACATTCCAGACGATGTCGACGACCTTGCTCTTTACAAAGATACCCAGCTTTGCAAAGATGACCGTCACGGTGTCACACAAGTCGAGGTTCTTTGCCCCGGCAAGCAGGCCCTTGTATTCCTCCGTATCGGGGAGGTTGACGAAATCGATGCTGAGATTGACCGCCGGGATCCCGATGCCGTTCGCCCGAATGTACGCGTTAGTGTAGTTGCGGAGCTGCGCGACCGTGGGCATCCCGTCAAATTTCTCCGAAAAGTCCATAACAAGCGTCCGCTGGAACGGGAAGTTGCTCGCGGTGTTTGCGTGGATAACCTTTTCCGGGAGCGTCACGGTCGTGCCCTCGCTTCCCCAGTAGGGATAGACACCCGTGTACGTGTTGAGGATGGTTTCCTCTTGCGTCAGGTCGGTCAGGTTCTTTCCGTACTGGATGGTATAACCGTTGTCCTCGCCGCGTGCCCTGCAAAGCCTGACACTGTAGTTGTCAAAAAGCCACTCTCCGCCGTAAATGTCGAGGATGCTCCCGGCGCGTCCGCCCATATAAGAACGGATGCTTGTCGGGATCGGGACGGCAAAGTCATTGTCGGAAGTGAAATCCGCGGAAAAGCTGAAAGGATTTGACTCCGCGCTCATGCTCTTGAAGTAAGCGAGCGCATTGGTCAGGTTCGCCGCCGTGAAGGGCGAGACGGGAATCCAACTAAGCTGATAGCTGATATGCTGAGCAAGCACCGTCACCGTGCCCCTCATCGGCTTCGTAATCTTGTAGACCCGGAAAGCCTGATTGCTCCGCCGCGCGGAAGGCTTTGCGACGATGATGGTGCTGTGGACGATATCCGCATAGTGCGCACCGTCCACGGGATACTCCATCTCTAACTCAAATTCGCCGTTCCGTGCCTCATGCACGGTGCAGCTGATCGCATCCGAAAGCCTGCCGATGCCGTTGGTGACGAAGCTGGTGGCGTTTGCCGCGAATAAAATCGGAATCATATCGTCCACCACCTCGGAATGATTTCCACCCGGCTCCACCCGCTGAAGCTGACGGCGTTCTCGCCTGGATCCAGTTCGGGGAACGCGCCATTGGTCAGCGTGGTCGTGCCGTTCCTGCTTGCCGTGCCCTCGTAGACCTCCATCAGCTCGCAGTCAATGTCAGCATACGCGCTGCATCCCGTCACCGTGACAGGCGTGCCGTTGATGGTGACTGTACCGCCGGAGCCATAGCAACGAACAAGCGGCTTCGCCGGGAACCTCGTCGGGTTGTAGACCTTCCCGGCGGCCGTCAGAGCCATGGGCGCCTCGCCGGACTTCAAGAACTTCTGGGGCTTGCAGTTGAACACAATGGAAAAGGCCACCACGCCGAGACGGACGACCGGCTCAGACTGGAGGCCTGCGGTGAATCGTGCCATGCGGAAAATCTCCGGCTGGTAGCTGTCTTCTAAGCGGCAATAGCCGCCATGCGACAGCAGCCATGCATTGAATCCGTTGTAATTTTCGATGAAGTTCCGCGAGATGTAGGCGTCATAAGCAATCGTGACATTCTTAAACCGCCCATTGTCATAAAACAGGTCTCCGTCCCGCCCTGGTATGGAAATCTGTTCAACATCGCGCTCAGCGGTTCCGAATGATTTCGCGCCGGAAATGATCACGCCGAAGTCCCGGCAGTTTTTCCCGGCGAAAGTGAGAAAATTAATCACGCGAACACCGCCTTTCTGCTTGCTACCTGTGCATTGATGCGGTCGGAAATGATGTCGGCCAGCTCCTCGACATCCTGCCCGGGAGCACCATAGACGACCACGTTCACGCCGCCGTAATTGATGGTCTCGCCGACAGCCGACTTGATCATGCTCATGAGCGAGTTGACCCCGACAACAGCCTCCGCGCCCGCTTCACCGCCGCCCAGCAGGCGACCATTGGCCGCGCCGAAGATTGTCGCGCCGTTGAGAATCATGCCGTTCTGCATTGCTTTTTTGTACCACTCGACCCTCAGAGTGGTCGGGTCGGGGATTCTTCCGAGAACGGGGACATCTTTCAGCTCATATTTGATATGCGGGAGCTTTAAATCGGGCAGTTTCCATTCAAAGTTGAAAGCCTTCTTGATTCCGTCGACCGTATCGGTGACGACCTTTTTGGCGGCGTCAAGCTTGTCCTTGAAGGCCTGCCGGATTCCGTCAAGCGTGGTTTCAACCTTCTGTTTTGCCGCATCGATGCCGTTGGAGACCGTGGTCTTCACATTCTCGATGGCATCCGAGACGACCTTCTTGATTTCCTCCCACTTTTCGCTGATGGCCTGCGCGAGCTCCGCCGCTTTCGCTTTTACCTCGTCCCAATTCTTATAAAGCGCCACGCCGATGGCAATCAGGGCCGCAACCGCCGCCACGGCGATGCCGATCGGGCCGGTAATGACCGCTATGGCTGCGGTGAAGATGCCCGCCGCGCCTCCGGCAGCGGTAAATGCAGCGGACAACGTGCTGAAAATACCGATTGCTCCGCCGATAGCGCCGACAATCGTGCTGATGGTGCTGATAACTGTTCCGATAATGACCAGTAACGGCCCAATGGCCGCGGCGACCAGCCCAACCTTGACGATGGTCTCCTGCATTGCCGGACTCAGCCCTTCCCACCATTCACGGAGGTCTCTGATCTTGTCGGCCACCTGTTCAAGGACGGGTGCGAGAACGCTCTGAAGGGACTCGCCGAGGCCTGCCCCGGCAAGCTTCAGGTCGTTCATTGCCGTGGTCATCTCATCGACCGGGTCAAGGGTCGCGTCAAAAGTCTGTTCTACGCTGCCGAAGTTGTCCGTCAGTGCCGCGCCGAAATCATTCAGCGAGACCGTGCCATTCTGCATCGCGTTGAACATCTGCGGCCCGGCCTTCGCTCCGAAGAACTCAATCGCGGCGTTCAGCTTGTCCGTGTCCGATGCGGAACCCGTCATAACCGTTTGAAGTTCAGCCAGCGCCTCGGGGAGGGACTTCCCTTCCTTCGCCGCGTTCTTCATAGCGGTCTGCATGCCCTTCAGGGCCGCGGAGGTGTCCACGCCGGACATTTCCACCTGTCCGAGGAATGTCGCGGCGTCAGCGGCGCCCATTCCCATCTGCTGGAAGGTCTCCGCATTGGATGCCATCGCAGAGTTGAGCGTGTCCATCGAGATACCGGTGTTCTGCCCGACCTTGTTCAGCGTGTCGAGATATTCGCCGGTCTGATCGGCCTGAATGCCCCATGCAGCCATTGATTTCTGTGTTGCGTCGATGGTGCTGTTGACATCCGTGCCGTTAATCTGCGCGAATTTGAGGAATTTCCCGGAAAGCTTTTCCAGTTCCTCGCCGGTCACGCCGAACCGCGTGTTGACCTCGCCGACCGCCGTCCCGGCCTCCTCAAAGCTGACCGGGATGCTGGTCGCAAGGTTGCCAACGATGGCCTGCATGTCTTCCAGTGCCTTGCCGGAAGCGCCGGTCTTTACCACAATGGTATCCATCGCGGCGTCAACCTCGGAGAAAGCCGCCATAGACGCCGCACCGACCGCCATAATTGGAGCGGTGACATGCGTTGTCATGCCCTTGCCGACATCGGTGATGCCTTTGCCGACATCTTTGATTTTGTCGCCGACAAGCTTGAACTGCTGAGTGGCAACGCTGCCAAACTCTTTGGCTTCCTGCTTCAGGCCGTCAAGCTTCTGAGTTGTCTCAGCAATCTGCCGCTCCAGCGCTCTCTGCTGTTCGACCGTCTTATCGGAATCGCCGGACTTCTTCAGCTCCTCGAGGACTTTCTTCTCCTCCTCCAGTTTCTTACTGGTATCGGAAATTGCCTTTTTGAGGTAGTCCTGCTTCTGGGCGAGCAGTGTAGTGTTGCCCGGATCCAGCTTCAGCAGTTTGTTCACATCCTTGAGCGCAGCCTGAGTCTGCCGGAGCGAGCCATTGACCTGTTTCACCGCTTTCATCAGGCCGGTCGAATCGCCGTTTAATTCTATTGTGATTCCACGAATCTTATCTGCCATCAGAAGGCCTCTATGTCTTTCGCGGTCGCTTTCTGCGGCCAGTCATAGTCATCGTTACCCTGCTCAACGAACATGTCTATCACCATGCCCATGTCGAGCAAATCCAAATCCGCCATCGAAAGACCTAACCGCACGCACCTTAGAAGAAAAAGCGCGGTCGTGAACGGCCTTGTCGATGGCGGAGTCAGTTTTTTGGCGTTGCGGTCGTGATCGTGGAGCTCGTCCACAGTTTCACGACCTCCGGGGCAAAGTCGGAAATCGGGAAGACCTCAAACTGATCAAGCCAGTCATTGACATCGTCCGGGATCTTGTCGTTCGCCTGCTTCGCCATGATATAAGTCAGACAGGAAATGGACTCCAGAGCCTCGCCAGAGGAAACGCCCTCCGTGAAATTCTGCATGTCCGTCAGCAAATCTCTGCCGAACTTCGCCCGGTAGCGCCTCACCGTGGAGGCGGTCGCCCGGAGCGTTACGTCAGTGTTGCCGATTTTGATCACTTTATCCATATTCACCCTCCTCTGGATTTATGGATTACGCCTCAACAACAGCGGTAAACCAGTTGGCGTAGCTGCTGTCGCCACTGTTGGCGGACGTCTTGACCTTGTCGTCATTGGCGCGGGCCATGCAGGTCAGGTTCACGGTCTGCGTCTGAGCCGCCACGTTCGCCTCTTTGGTGGCGCCGGAGATCTGCGGGCGGGACATCTTGCAGCGGAGCATCCAGACACGCTTGCCGGTCTCCGTGCCGCCGTCCAGGGTGAACTCAAAACCGAGAGCGAATTCCTTCTGCTGGTCAGAAGACTTCTCGATCACGGTTCCGGTGGTCTGGTCTTTGGTCTGGCCGAGCACGGTTTGCATGAAGGTCTCGGCCGCATCGGTATCCTCGAACTCGAGGGTGCCGGAATAACCGCTGTTGACGTCACCATGCCACCAGACGACGTTGTCGGCATATTCGTCCGTAGATTCGCCCTGCGCATCAAGGGAGATGGACTTTGCGCCGGGGACTGCGATCGGAGTCGCATAGGTCAGGGCTTCATCCTGTCCGGCGGTTGCGACCGCATAATGAACATTTTTGATACCGTAACGGATTCTTCCCATAAGGTTAACCTCCTGTGATAACAACCTGAGTCTGATAGGTTTCCATCATCATGCGTTCATCGCCGAGATAGGTTTCAGACTTCTCATAAAATAATTCATGTTCGGCGAGGATGTCCTCGACCGTCTTCTCGAGCGCGAAGTCTTTCGCGTCCGTGTAAATCTCGATGTAGAGCGTGCGGATTTTCGCCCAGTTGGTATTATCCGCGGGCTCATCGTTGGAGCCGTCGAAGTACCAACAGGCGAAGGGCGTCGGCTGAGCCGTGTCCTTCGTGAACTGGTAATAGGCGAACGGGATGCCGATAGACTCGACCATCGTTTTTACTTCCTGATAAGTCATGCTTCGCCTCCCAATCTCTCAACCAGTTTGTCCGTTACTTCTTCGACCGCCCAATCTTCGACCGGCTTGATGTGAGTGTTTCCGCTCACGCGTCCACCGTTCCGGGTTGCGTGACCATGTTCGAGCAGATGAGCAAGCTGATAGGTGCCGCTCTTGCCGTGGACAGTGGCGGAGACCCATGTGCGCCCCGTCTCGACCTTTGTCGTCCACCCTTTGGCATACTTGCCGGTCTTCTTCGGCGATGTCTGTTTGAGTCGCTTTGCGGCGTCCTTGGCGGCTTTCGGAACTACTTCCGTCAGTGCCTCGGTACATTCGTCGCCGTACTCATTAAGACATTTCTGGACGACATCAGCGAAATTCAGGGCAGAAGCATTAAGCGTTGCCATTCGTCCCGCCTTTCCGCTCGACATAGAGCTCCAACGTGTCGTTCCGCCCGAAATAGGTGCGGTAAATCCCGTAACGCTGTCCGTGGAAGATAAGCGTCCGCTCGCCGCAGTAATCCCCGGAGAACATGGTCATTCTGAATTCCGGGTTCAGGCCGTTCCGGCCGCCCTCAAAAAACTCGTTGGCGGTAACGCTGGATACGGAGCAATAAACCTCTCGCTCCGTCTCGACCGGATGGTCGACACCGTATTCGTCCCGCTCCATCGTCTCGGAGATGAGCGTGATAGTATCACTCCTGTCCATCCGCGCTCACCGTCCAATCCGTATACGCGCTCGACATGCTGAGCTGTGCTTTCTGTTCGTCGTAGCTTGCCTTCAATCGGTCATATTCGTCCGGGGAACCGAAGTTCAACCGGCAGTACGTAATGACCGCCCTCTGAATCAGCGGGTCGACATTGCCGATAACGAGCAAATCCGAACGAATATTTGTAACACCCAGGTCGGCCATAGCCGCCTCGACAAGACCGAGAAACTCCTCATCATACGCCGGAGAGGATACGCGGCAAGCCGTCTTTACTCTTTCCAGTAATGTCATGCCGCACCTCCCTCTTTATTTCTTCCGGCTACGCTTTGTCGGCTTTTCCGGCGTCTCTGCTTTTGCCGTGGATTTCTCCGGGATCTCCACCGCCTCGGACGCCGGGTCTACCGCTTCAGCGGAGCCGATAGAGAGCAGAAAAGCGGCTTCGGCCGGGGTCACCTCAACGGTTTCCCCGGCTTTCCGCCGCACTCTTGCGTCTCTTAAAAGCCTGACCTTCATCAGGCCTTGGTCAGCTTGACAAGTCTGCCCGGAGCAGTGATGCCGTGGCCAGCGTACTGACGGCCGACGATCTTGACCAGATCCGCCTCAGCGAGGGACAGGTCGTCATACTTCAGGACGATACCGTCACCCTCCGGGAAGTTGAACTGAAGGGCGTTCAGGTCGCCAACGATCGCATACGCTTCACCGGAAGATGCAGCGCTGTATGCCTTCAGTGCGGAGGTGTAAACTCTCGGCAGTCCTGCGAAGGGATCAACTGCGAAGTTGCCCGCCGCGTAAGCGGTCAGGAAATCGACCTCGGTCAGTCTGTTCATGACGACCACGACATTGGCCGCCTCATCGGACAGGTTCGCCGCAGCGGTCGGGATCGCGACCACAGACGGAGCGGTAGCAATAGCCGGGACGCCGATAGAATCAGCATCGGAAGCCGCCGGAGCATTGACGATGTCGGCGACACCCAGAGCCGCCGCCTTGCGGACGATCTGATAGGTGATTTCATCGTAGACATAGCGGAGGAACTCCTCGCCGCCCATCGCAAGGGCTTCGTCAGTGATGGTGATCCACTTCTTGATGTTCTCCGGGATGAGCTCGACCATGCCGAGGGTCAGGGTCTCCTCATTCGGCGCGGGCTTGCCCTCATTGTGAACGACTGCCGGATCTGCGGACAGCTCGAAAGCGACCTTCAGATTGCCGCGGACGAAAGTCCGGCGGACTCTGGACATGATCGCATCCCTCTCCCATGCGGTACGGACGCCTTCCTCAACGATCACGGGAACCGGAACCGGGCCGGAGCCGGTGACGTCGGCGGGTGCGTTGGTGGAGATGATGGAGCGGCACTCCTCATCTCTGCCGGTCTTGATGTAGTTGGCGTATGCCTCGATATACTCCTTGGATTCTCTGACTTCCTTCAGGGTCATAGTCTTTCTCTCCTCTTTCTTGGGTGCCTCGACGACCTTTCCGGCGCCTTCGGCGACGATCTTGCGGGTTTCTGCCTTCTTCTGCTCGGCAGCCTTGCGGGCCTCGATCTCTGCCTTGATGGCACGGGCTTCGGCGTCAATGGCGTCGATGTCTGCGCCGTCCGCATCGATAGCGGTCAGCAGTTCGGCCTTACGGGCCTCGAGCTCTTCAATGCTCTTGTCGGTGAAGTTAAATTCCATATCACACCTCCAGTAAAAGTTTTACGAGTTTCTTCTTCTGCTCCATCTTCTTCTGCTTGAAGCGCGCGCTCTCCAGCGATTCCTTTGCACTGTCCAGTGCATCGGAAAGACCTCTTGCCTGAATAGATGTTGCTTCGTATGCCGGGAATGTCACCGCGGAAACCTCGAAGACCTTTCCGATTGCGCGGATCGTTCGGGTCGGGTGGTCGCTCTCGATGTCATCCCATGCGTCTGCATCGACCGTAAACATGAAGGACATTCCATCAATGTCTCCACGGCTCACCGCCGAATACAGATTCTTTGCATCAGCATTGTTCTCCGTGTCCAGGTCGACCCGGATCCCCATGCCGTTATCATCAACCACCATCTGCATGGTGCTGTGATCAGTGTTGTTTCTGCTCCGTGCCAACGGAATCATGTCCGTGTTGTGGTTCACGAGGAACCGCACATCACGGAGGTCGGTGGCATCCAGCGCACCGGCTTCGATGATTTCGTCATACCAGCCGAGGTTTGTGCGGCTGTTATAGACGATGGGCCGCCCGGTCAGGAAATGACCGTGCTCCTCGTTTTCATCGGCGCGGACTTCAAAGTTAAACGCTCTGATTTCCTTCGTCATTGGTCTGTTCTCCTACGTTGTAATATTCGCCGCGGGCCGGAATGGTGTTTCCGAGTTCATCCGGCAGCGGTGTGAGGTTGAAGATTTCCCGGAGTTCATTGCGGGTCATCAGCCCGCGGTCGGCCATCTGAGCGGCGACAGCGAGTTTGTCCTGATTGCTCATATACTGCAGCCGGTTCGCGGTCGCCATTACCTCGTTGCCCTGCCCCTGTTCGCGGAAGGTGTAGAGCATCCGGGTCATGACCTCGGAAAACTGGATTGCCCACGGCTCGACCGCGCCCTCATAGAAAGCACTCCACGCATCGCCGATGGCCTTGTTCTCGAGGATTTCCTCGTTGACGCCGAAATACTCATAGACGCCGTGCTTGATGATTTCGACCTGATCCTTGTCCACGATCCACGGTTTTGCCTCGATCTGCTTGATGTCCTTGTAGGTATTCGGGAACAGGAGCAGGCCGCCGCCATTGGCGTCCTTGCTGAAGTTCTCTTCCGTGAAGCGCTGCCGTTCCTTTGCGAGGTCTTCCGCTTTCGTGAAGTTGGAGACCTGCGCCATGAAGCGGTAAGTCGCCGCGGACTTCACGCCTTCTTGAATTCCCTGATTCTGGATGTGAATCAAGTCCATCGTTGGGAACAGCGCGTGATTGTCTTCGCCCGTGAAGTCCTTGGCATACTGGAACTTTGTCATGATGCCGCAGTTTTCCAGTTCAATGGCCGCGCGCTGTCCGTCGCTGAACTCATAGCGGAGGTAAGGGACACCGTCATACTGGACAATCTCGCAACGGTGCGAGAGCGGCGTGTAAATGCCGGATACCTCGCCGTATTCGTCATAGACCGGAGTAATGAACAGCGTATTGTGGACATCGAGAATAGTGGACGCCCTATAAAGGAACTGGCTCCATGTCTGGAAGCGGTTCGGGCCGCGCCGCATCTTGCTCTGAAGGGCAGGCTTTGCCGACCCGATCATCTCAATATGCAGCTTGCTGATGTGCGTCGCCCTGGCATTGATCGCGGCACGAATCAACTCGCTTTCGTACATCCCGCCGCCCCACGTTGTGAAATGCGGCGTATATCCGTTCAGCATCTTGAACACGCCTTCATAGTCACCGCGAGGCTGGGGACTCTTTTTAAACAGAAAATCAAACAGTCCCATTTAACTCACCTCATTTTTCAGTTGGTCGCCGATTTCACCGAACCACTTCTGCCGCATTGTCATTGCGTCCAGAAGGGCGGCGGTTCCGTCTATGTGGTCTGTTGCCGACAGTTTCACAAGCTTACCCTTGCCGCGCTCCACGGACATCTTTACCGCAGAGTTCAGCAGATGGATTTTTAACAGGTCATTGTCTCCGATGTGGAGCTTGCCATCCTTCAGAAGGCCCTCAGTCTCCCGGATGACCGGGTAAAGGTTCTCTCCCTGATAGACATCGTCGGTCTGGAATCCATAAGCCTCGAGATCCTGAATCAAATACTGGGCGCTGTACCGGTCATAACCGACCTTCAACGGATAGATACTGTATTTTTCAATCAGCGCCGTGAGCCACCGATAGCAATCGTGGTAATCGACGAAGTTATCCCCGGACGCGCTCAGAAATCCGCGCTGTTCGTATATCCGATAAGGCACTCCGTCTTTCTGCGCCGCCTCGTCAATCTTCTCCGCGGGCATCCAGAAGTGCGCGAACACATACAGTTCACCGTCCCGTTGGATGACGCACACAGCCGCCGTGAGGTCGGTGGTCTGCGAGAGGTCGACACCGGCGACCGCATAGCAATCCCGGAAGTCATCCAGTTTAAGCGGCGGCCCTCCCGCCCGCTCGACCGTCTGCGCGGGGAGCCATGCGAGGGAGCTGTTCTGCTTGATGTTGCAGTATTTGACGATGAACTCAGCCTTCTTGCTGAGCGAGCCTTCCGCGACCGCAATCTCCTCGAGGAGGTAGTCCACCGAGATGGAGACTCCTAAGTTCGGATTCGATTTCCTCAGTTCATTGATGTCGTTCCATTTGTCGATGTCGTCGATCATGTACATGAACGGGAGCAGGCGGGTCTCTTTGCTTTCGCCCAACAAAAAACGAGTTGACCGTTTAGTCAGCTCGTCGAATATGCTATCGTTCACATAGCCGGATGTCGTACAGGACAGCAGCAAGCCATCAGGCCGCGCGCCCTGTCCGCTTTTCATGACCTCGTATTGCTTCAGGCCCTTGTCACCCTCCCATGCCGCGATCTCATCGCAGATAGCCAGGGACGGGTTGAAACCGTCCGCCTTCTTCGCGGAGAAAGCTATCTTCTTCATGGTGGAGTTGGTCGCCGGGTAAAAAAGATCGGAAGCACGCTTCTTGATGATCTCCGGGTCGTCCTCGACCTTGCTATGTGATTCCTTCCGCTTTGCCTCAATCCGCTCTTTCCGCTCAACTTGATCAGGATCCAGTTGAGTGATGGCCCACGCGTTCCCGTATATGATATCCGCCTGTTCCAGTTTCGGGGCGACATTGTAGACTCTGGCGCCGTATCCGCCGTCATGCCGGAAGACATAGTTCGCGATCGCACTTGCCAGTATGCTCTTTCCGTTCTTCCGGCCAATCAGCAGAAGCACCTCACTGAACTGCCGCTGACCGGTCTTCGGGTTCATGATTCCAAAGATACAGCTTATCAGTGCCTTCTCCCACAACTCCAACAGGAACGGCCCCGGCGCGAGCGGCCCCTCGACATGGAAAGTATGCGCCTCAATCCAGTCAATGGCCTCGTTGGCCTTCTTCTGGTCGAAGCTGAACCGCTTTTCATCCAGTCCTTTGATGATATGTTCATAAATCATGCGTATCCAGCGGCCCACATGAACGGAGCCGTTACAAATCTGCTGATAATACGCGTAAATGTAATTTTCTCCGTGCATGTCTCTCCAACTCTCGCCAACTCCGGGCGGGGACGCCTAAAAAGAAAAGTCCACCCACCGGTCTCCGCGGTGCCCTGTTCAATTCCGACCACGGGGGCTATGTGCTGAACACGATCCGCCCAAACTCATCCAGCCGGTAGCGTCTGCCCGTGTGTTCTGCGGCGTGGCAATCCCGGCAGAGCAATTCCAGATTGGAATAGTTCAGCGTGACTGTCGGGTTGTTGATGTTCTCGGGACTGATATAGCATTTGTGGTGGACTATCTCGCCGGGCCTATAGATCCCATGAGCAAGACAGCGCTCACACAGACCGCCCACGGATTTGGCGTAAGCGTTCCGGCAGTCCGTCCATGTGCGTGACGAATAGAATGATTTAGCAAAGTCTCTAGCCATAGTCATGTGCTCCACGGAAAAGACCGCCCCCAGTAATGGAGACGGTCAGTTCCGCCAGAGGAAGGTGGCG